TTCCTATTTGATTGCCAATCACGTTGACATTAACTATATTTCAAAAAGACTTGGGCATGCCAATACAATGATCACTCAAAAAGTCTACGCTCATCTTCTTGAAGATCAAAGAAAAGAGCAGGTATCTCAGACACTACAAGCACTTTCGAGACTTTAGCTTGTGCACATTTTGTGCACCGGAGTCAAAAAACAACCAAAAATAAAAGTAAACAAAAATCCCGAAATGCCTTTATACCAGCATTACGGGAAGCTATAGAAAGCATCTAGAAGCATAAAAACGGAGAGTAAGTGCGAAAGCAAACGTATATATAATAGTAGGAAACCACATTTTGTGCATATTTTGTGCACAAAAATAAGCCTCCCGCCATTGCTGGTAGAAGGCATTTTTGTTACCTGATATACAGACTTTCGCCAGGGTAGATTAGACCTTTGAAAGCATTTTGACTGCCTTGCAAATTTCAGGGTTGCTTAGCAGAGACTGGATCCCGGCCGTAACGGTTTCTGGATCAAGTGGAAAAGGCTGGGATTGATTAATATCAGTATCATTCTTTAACTGTTCAAGAGACGATGTGTCAATACGGATTGCCATTTGCTACTCCAATCTGCAAACGATCAAGCGGTTCTCCAAACATGCCGGCGTATGTGTCTGTGTACTGTGGCAAACTCGTGCCATCATCACACACAACGCCGAGCCAGCCAGCCCGTTGTGTCGTCTGACTACGGTAATACGCTTGCTGGTACGGCTCACCAGCAGGAGTAAGAAAGATGATCTGGACTCCATCAATCGCTTCACCAGCAATACCGGCACAGCCGTTGACCGTATCATTGCGATCACCTTTGGTTACCCAAGGCAGCCAACCACTTTGAACTGTGTGGACGCGATACTTAACACTGCCATGATCAACGCGAATGTACAGCAGATCGTGTTGGTGATTAGGCATACCAGCAAAACCGTTATCACCAGAGCCGAAGTTGGTCACCTCATCCAGCCAACTGCCACCGAGCAAATGCAGAGCGTAGGTTACGTTGACATTGCCAGCAGCAATTGCTTGTGGCCGCAAGCTTTCTGCCGCTGGTGCACTCGGGGACGGATTGACAGTAGTTGTGCCATTAGCCAGATCTGCCGCCAATTTCTCCTTCGTAATACCCCATCGAGCCAGATACCCATATGGATCAGTATGATCACCCCAAATATGCTGCGTTACCCACAAATGAGACTTGATGCCAGGCGTTCCAGCACCGCCAGCGTCCAAACTAGTAGGAATGCCATACTGAGCAGCCATATCACGTGCAAGCTCAATATAAACGGCATAATCCTTCTTGAAAGTTTCGGGATCACGAGTGTGGCCCAATTCAATTTGGACTGGACTGTTAGCATTTGCCACTGTCCCAGCGCCCCACTGAACATAACCGGGCTCACCAACTTGATAAACCTGACCGCCATCGCCTACAACAAATGCCGTATAAGCAACTTCAGCAGCAATATTGTTTTTGAAGTAAGCGGCATTTGCACGCGCGCCAGATTCGGCACCTACATCATGCAGGATAATGTAAAGTCGATTAGCTACTTGCGATGAGCCTTCATTTGCACCCAAAGCAAATTCTTTGTTGATGGTATAACTCATACTATTTTGCCTCCTCACTAGCTACTGGAGCAACAGATTCCGGTGCCAGTTGAGCCTTAACTGCATCTGCAGCTGCTTGAGCTGCGGCAGCTACTTTGTCTTGATTAGATGCTTCCTGATCAACTGTATTTTGCGGATAGGTTTCTGCTAGGCTGTCTTTCAAATCCGCATAAGCTTTCTCAACTGCGTTGGCAATCGTCTGCTCGTCTGTGCTGGTGAAACCAAGTGACTTCAAGCCGTCTTTCACAGCCTGAATAGCAGTCGATTTCTTAACCGCACCGTCAATTGCCTGCGTCATACCGAGATGTTCTGCCGCCGTTACGGCTGCATTTGCCAATGGGCCTAATACCTTTACCAAGGTGAGTGCTTGCTTGTTAGCCAGCAACTGTTTTGAAATCCAAGCCCCAATGATCGGGATTGCTGCTACTGCAAGTGATACTACAAGATCTGTCCAATTATTCATGATTATTCTCCTCTTCAGAATTATAAGTATACCCAGTTTCAAATCCGTCAATATATGATTTCCTTGCAAACTTACCATCAATATCGTGATAATAACGATAGTCGAAATGCGGTTCGTTAAATTTTAGCGCATCATAATATCCTTGTTCCCAAGCGTTTCTCCATCTTCTATCGGCCATAAAACGTCTATTAGATCGCTCAGCTAAGCGCCTGCGAATAATGGATAATGCCCTCTTTATGCTACTCATTATGGTTTTCCTTTCTACATAACGTCTTCTGGTGCTGGTGTACAAGGTAACGTAGAAGCACCAGCGGTCAATGTTGCGTTGGATACTATATACCCAGTAGTACCGGCGGGCGCAACAGTGTAGAAAAACCTTAATCCAGAGGGGATTGGGTTGTCTTCACTATATGTCGCATTAACAGTTATCGACATATGCCAATGGGTTGCGTCTTTTTTAGTAATAACCCAGCGCTTATCTACCGGATAATTAGGTTCCATTTCTGAGGTACCATAGTCATCACCCCAACCACTATCAAATACTACTCGCATTGATGGCCCTTGTGATGCATTAAAGTCTGTAATTCCTTTAAGTTCTATATCAAAGCTTAATGTAACCTCTCCACCTTGATACTTCGGAATAAGATCATATTGCACAATACCCCATCCGTTATTTACGGCTAATTCTAGTGGTTTTGCTGTACCAAGTAACAGGTTTCGTCCATAAACTTGCTTGCCATTGCTGAACGCCTTGTCTACTGGCGTGCCATTAGCAACGCACGCTTTGCCATTGATTGTTGGCATTTAATCACCCCTCAATAAAGTAGACGCCGGACTTGTCAGCCAATGCGTCATACTGTGCTTGGGTGACGATATTGATGACGGCATCATCACCTTTGTCACCCTTGTCACCTTTAGCGCCAACGAGAGATGCAAGCCATTGGTCGACACTGCCAGAGAAGCCAGCATTGACGGCAACCTGATATGCAGAAAGCCCTTGGTCGCCGGGGTCGCCTTTCTCGCCTTTGTCACCAGTCTTGCCAGTGTCGCCTTTGATACCTTGTGAACCACTTAAGTCAGCAATATAGGTGAAATTAGTGCCGTTCCAAACGTACAGCTTGCCGTCGTCTGGATCATTGACATCACTCGCAATCATGGTGAAATCGCCATCAGAGAACCCAGTACCATTCATTTCAGCAATTGACGGAAACGTCTTCACGATTTTGAAGTCTTTCCCAGGATTGCCTTTTTCGCCTTTATCACCTTTAGCACCAACGAGAGATTCAAGCCATTCCGTTTGCGAGCCTTGATATCCATTGATGACTGCGATTTGGTAAGCTGATAGACCGTCAGCACCTGTATCGCCTTTCAGACCATTGGCAACCGCAACTGCAACTTCCTGTTTTAATTGCTTGCTGAGGTCGCTGAATTGCTGAATGAAGTCATCAACCGTAATGCTGCTGACGAGCCCGCCGGAAAGCCCAGTGACGTTCTCGTTGATTTGTAATGCCAAAAATCCATCACTAGGATAGATTGCTGTACCGCCGTTTACGGTGTCCCACAGCTCAATCAGATAGCACCCGACTGGCAATTGAGCCAATTGGCCACTAGTGATAACGGCATGGTTGTCCGTGATACTGGCACTTATCCCGAGCAGATAGCCAGAGCCGTTTTTGATTCTGACCTTTGCAGATGTATTTCAGTTGTGGTATCGGCAAATTTAAACTGCTTATCACCGTTGCCAAGATATAGTTTTCTCATTGCTTGCTTGTCTCCTTTCTGAAACGTTCATTCTCACATCTCAATCGATCATTATCTGCGCGTAATCTGTCGTTCATGTCCTCAAGCTCATCATGCCTGTTCTTCCGTTTACCCTCGCGGTAGGTCATGAAGGCAATAACGGCCGATGCTATACCGGCAAGATACGGGGCAAAATCAACTATTGCTTTGGTTATCGTTGCTGTCACGGCTATCACTCCTTCGTGCCAGAATCAGCACGAAGGCTGTTATGATCGCATTGCTGATCCAACTTGAGTAGATTCCAGTTGAGATTGAGGTCAGGAATTGCAGTATTGTCAAGAACGACATTAAAAAGCTGGTAGTCGTAAGCAACAGACGATTGGTCACCGCTAACTGTGTTTCCCATAACACCCAACCCCCAATCCCGAGTCCATCAATGACAAACAAAAACCCCACAATGTCATCGTTTAACCAGTCAGAGTAATGTGGGGGCCAGACGAAATACTGGTCATTGATGATTAGAAACAAGCCAATGGCAACCATGCCAATGGCGAGTGCTGTGTGTGTCGGGTGATCTCTGATTTTGTTAAGCATTGTAATCACTTCCTTCCATAAAAATAGCCGCTAGCTTTTGCTGGCGACATAGTCACTGCCTGTAATTTGCTTGTATTGATCTGGGGTTATCATTACCGGTACATAAGGTGCTAAATCAATTCCCCAACTGTAAAGTAGTGCACACTGATCATAGTTAGTCACTTGATTTCGCCGCCTTCATCTGTGCTACTTCAAGAGTAAGTGCAGCAATCATTTGCTGTTCTGGTGACGGCTCAGGTGTAGGTCTGTCAGCGTCTGGATCATAGCCAGCATCGGGAACGACTTGGCCGTCAATAATGCTAGCGTGGTTTTCATACAAGCCAACAGCATCGTCAACCTCAATAACCTCGAATCCTTCATCGGTTGGCCCTACTGGTCTGTTTTCATCAGCATATGCCCAATTAAGTATCCGATTATTGCTATCCGTCCACACTTTGATTTTCATAATTGCCTCCTAGAAAAATGGATCTCCTGTTGGATAATCATCTTGGGTCATATAAGTCAATGAACCAAAATATCCGCCTGCTCCCATTTGAAGTGCTACATACCAACCAGGAGTACCTCCAGATGGTGTTGAGGCATACAAGAAACACATATGTCCAGCTTTGGCATCGCTCATAGTAATACCAGCCAGAGTGTTGGTTGGCTTATATCCCGGCCTTATATCTGCTAGTCTCAGATAATTATATGGTGTTTGGGTTTTCACTGAAATATTAACCGTTAGGGTAACTGTGTTGTTCCGGCGGCTATAGTACATGTAACACCAATCAACGTCAGCGCTTGTATAAGCGGTTGTGTTGTTCCAATAATACGTCACGTTATCTGTTGATTTGTATGTGCTAAATACATATTTTTTTGTGGCTGCATTTTCAGCGCTAATTAATGTTGAAAGGTTGAGCTTGCCACCTTGCAAATTAGCATACTGAACATCACCGGCATTGTCAGGTGTGCGTTCGCGACTGATAAATCCCGATGGCCCTAAGTCGCTAATTAACATGTGTCCATCAGCCGTACCTTGATCGTTTTCAATGTTGCCTGTGATATTCACGTGACCATACTGCATGCTGGTGTTGCCACTGCTAAACTTGCCTACATTGGCATCGCTAAGAGCAGTGTGACTAAATGGTGCATTGATATCAGGTGAATTAATGGTCGCACTGTCAATCTCAATTGATTGCAGCTTTTTGATGCTAAGCACTGCCTGCTGAATGCTCTGGTCAACCCAAGTTGACCCATTGTAATACTGCAATGCTGTGGCATCGTTAAGTGTTGTCCCATGCCACCACAAGTCGCCTTTCTTGGGGCTTGTGGGTGTGCCCAACTGAATGTATGTGTATGGTACATCCTTGCTTCCGGGATCGCCTTTATGGCCAGGTTCTCCAGTATCACCTTTGAACAATGCCCATGAGTATTTGGTCGGGTCTGTGCTACCAGCTTGGGTCTGGTCAACGTATATGCCAAGATACATTTTTCCATTACCATTAGTAGTTGAGAAGTCCGTTTTGCCATCAATGCTGTTAGCGTATGCAACGTGAGTATAACTTCCTTTGCCGTCACCACCTTGTGGCCCTTGAATCAATGCCCACTTGCCGGCGTAATCAGCCGGATTGTCACTTGGAACGGATGACTTGTTACTATAAACAAATGCCATGTACTTCTTGCCACTTGGGAAGGCACTCATATTGTTGCCTTTATCGTCATCGGCGTAACGAATCCATGGATAAAACTGAATTGTCTTGGGAATGTTGGCCATCTGGTTGGCAAGAGCACTGAGGCGTTCGTCAAAGCTAACTGTCTCGTGCGCAAACTCGCCCAAAGTAAGCTTGACAGAATGGTTAGCACGGCTGCGCTGAATGCTCAACACTTTGGCAGACAGGAATAGCTGTTGATTCTCATCAGCAATGTGGACGGTTTGATTAAGCGGTACGTATGGTGAATTAACCAAATCAATATCGTACGTTTCGTTCGGATGATTGTATTTCTTCAAATCTGCCAGGGCTGCCTGCAAAAGTGCCGCCTGCGATTTTGAATCAAACGTTTTAACCCGATTCCAGTCAGACTGTGTTGGGTTAGGGTTGCTGTTGCTTAACAAACGTGAATATTTCTGCACAGCAATGGTATCGTGCAAG